CCATGCCAACAAGGTTGTCCGGTGCGCCTTCAACCGAAGCAATATCCGCCGCGTCATAGGTCAATGCGTCGTCAAGCGAGGAGATGATGAACTGCTCGCTGTCCTTGATCTGCCAGAGAATGAACCCGTCAGCGTAGCACACGTCCGAAACATCGAACGGCACAGGGGTATGCAGTGTCCCCCCTGAATAGACATAGCCGGTCCCGTTCGCAGCAACGCAGACTTCCGTATAGTTCGCGGCGATCCTGACCGGGCCGGTGCCGGGAATGGTCACAAGGTTGGTCGCCACGCCCCCCGAAGTAACCGAATAGAGCGTCGTCCCCGATACAACGTAAAGCACGCCCGCAACCACGATGCGCCCGCGTGACGGCCCCACGCCTACGGCATGCCACAGGGTCAGCCCCGGCGTGGAGATCAGCGCGAAGTCCTGCAACTTGTCGCCGTCCGCCTTTTCGGCATAGCAGTTGACAAGGACCGCACCCGACCAATTCGAGGACCGCCCCTGGCTGAGTTGTAGCGCTGGCTTGAGGGGCCTCATCCCTGCCAATCCGGTTGCAGGAACAGGCTGGCAGGCTCGGTGTCGAAGGCTTGCAGTTCGGCCTTGAACAGCGCCGCGTTTTGTTCGATCTTGCCCGCCTGCGCCGGGTCGTTGACCGGATATTCAACCCGCAGCCGGTCAGCAAGGTTCCAGACAATCGCTTCCAACCATTCCTGCGGCAAATCGGCGTTGTCATTGGAATTGTCGAAGTCGTCCATCTTGCGCAAGTAGGACAGTTGCACCGTCATGGCCGAAGCGGTCGAAGCCGAAGGCGTCGGCCAGAGGTAAAGCGTCCCCGAATCCCGCTGCGGGTCGTAGTAGAACGAGGTCGGGATTGACGCGACCGCCTTGTTGGGCTGTTCCAGGTAGGTTGAACGCGCCCATTCGTTCAAGGGCGTCTCGATCCCGCTGGCAGTCACCTTGCGCCGTGCTTCAAGCACCCGCATCGGTTTGGGCGTCAGTGTGTAGGCAGCTTGCGAGGCGACCAGCGTCAGGCTGCGTTCGGTCCTGAGCCACAAATGCTCCGAAGTCCCCCACGCCTTTATCATCATGTTGAGCGACAGCCGGCCGTCCTCATACTGCCGTGCCGACAACGCTTCACCGATTGAACCGACGCCGAGCAGGAAAAACGCCTTCTCGACAATCTCGTCGGTGGTCATGGTGAATGACGTGTCACCAGAGGTTGACATTTTATCTACCTTCCGCTAAGCGAAACTTCATGACAAACATATGGAAAAACTTAACGGCCAATTGTCGTTCATGTGGCGTTGAATTTTTGCGGGATAACCCAAAGCAATCTGCTTGCTCCCTGCGGTGTGTTTTCGAGTTAAAAGTTATTCGTCGCGGAGAAGATGAATGTTGGGGCTGGAATTCCTCAAAGAACATTGGAGGATACGGGAATTTTAGGCGAAAAGGCCGTTTATACCTTGCGAATAGGGTGTCTTGGGAACTTGAAAACGGACCAATTCCAGTTGGTTTTTTTGTTTGCCATGCCTGCGACAATCCAGAATGCGCAAATCCCAAGCACCTCTGGCTTGGCACTCCAGCCGAAAATATGGCGGACAAGAAGGAAAAAGGGCGAGGAACCCCACCCCCCATCCGTTGGGGGGCCGACAACAACAAAACTAAAATCAGCGCAGAAGTTGTAGCAGACATAAGGGCTACACCCAGATACGATGGGTCTGGCGCAATGCTGGCCAGAAAACATGGCATAAGCAGAAACACCGTATATCGCATTAGGGATGGTGCGAGCAGAAGCAAAGGATAGCCCGTAGTCGTCATGGCAGCGCCTCCCAGCCCGGTGTTTTCTGTGCGCGGTCACGCAGCCGCTCGTTTGCCCGTGCTTCGTCAATCGGGATCGACTGGCGCACCGTCCCGAACTGGACTAGCTCGTAAGCATCGCCGTTAGCCGATACACGGCCCGTTATGCGGCCCTCGCCTGCCATTACAGGTCATCCTGCGTCACAGGCGACGAAACGAACGTGTCAGGCGCTTCAGGGCGCGTCAGGTGGACCGGCCTGTTATCCGGCACACCCGTCACGAAGTCCTGCGGGTTTCGCTTGTCGAGAAACCTTGGCAGCACGAATGCCCCGTCCCATTGCTTGACAAGCTCGTCAGCGTAGCATTTGAAGCCACTTGCATCGCAAATTGCTCTCGTGCGGGGACGGGTATCCATATCAATACAGTGCCAGGATCGTGGTTGCTGTGGTCCCGGTCGAAAGCACCTTGTCCACCTGCACGGGGAGAATGCCGACAGCAGCGCCGGTAAAGGTGACCAGCGAACCGTCGCCAGCCATGCGCACCGCGACATTGCCCGCAACCCCTACCCACAAGGCGCGGGTCTTGGGGATGACAGTTGCATCGCTGGTTGTGACCGCCGCCGCCGCATAGGTATTGGAGATGTCGGTTGAACGGCTCATTTCTTTTTGCCCTTCTTGACTTCAGGTTCCACCTTCGGCTCGACGGGAAAGCCGTCCGCATTCACCCTGCCTGCAAGCGCAAATGCCTCGGCAATGGTGGCAACGGTGCGGCTGTCCTGTTCGCCGTCCGAGGTTACGAGGGCGACCTTGCAGCCGCCCCATTCCAGTTCAGTAACGCGGACGATCATCGACGGGCCTTCGCCGCGAGGATGTAGTCAATCGTCAGGGTCTTGATCGCCGCCGAAGTGGTGCGAATGCCGAAACTGACGGTCGTGGTGGTGTCAGGAAGGTAAGTCGAAGTCGTAACCCCGGTCAGGGTGCCTTTCTGCACGCCGTCCTGGAAATACTGCACTTCGGACTTGCCGTCCCAATACCACGCAAGTTCGGTGTAGGTATCGGCCACGAGCGTCATGCCGGTGCCGGTGGTCGAACCGGTGGTGGCATCCTTGCGGCAGTAGATCGTCACCGCGCCGGTTGTAACGGTCGAAAGGAAGTAAATCCCGTCCGTCACGTCTTCCGGGGTAGTGTCGGTCACCTGAAGGCCCATGACAATCACGGTGGTCAGGGCTGAGACCTTGAAGCGGGCCTTGAACCATGCAGGCTTGCCAGCTTCGAAGCTGAAGCCTTCCGTGGTCTTCTGCGTGTAAACAGCGTCACCGCTGGCACCCGAAGTGGCCGAAGCAAGCAAACCACCGTCACCCGCAGTCAGCGCATTCGTGCCGGTGCCGGTAACGGTCGCGGTCCACTGACCTGACGTGTAGGTGTTGAAGTCTTCAAAGAACCGGTGGTAATCGGTCGGATCGGGTGCGCCAAAGTTGTAAAGGGGGTCGGGCTTGCGGCGCGTGCCGACGCCACCGGGGAAACGAGTAGGACTAGGCATGATGAACCTCTAGGCGTTCTTGCGAACGGCTCTGCTGAGCCGCCTTGTGGTCCGCATTTGCCTAGAGACGCCCGGACGCGGTTTCGGGCAGCACCTGCTTACCATAAACCCGCAGGCCATGCAAGAATCAGACGGTCAAAGCCTGCAAGTTCGCGTTGGCCAGTCGCTTCGAATAGAACTTCAATGTCCGAATATGACCGTTGAGGATTTGTAAGCCGCCCGCTCGTGAGGCAATTGTCATCCCCGCCATTGCGGTGTGCCAGTCGTTCATCACGCGGACCTGACGATAGCCGCCAGTGCTGAAAACCGCGACGTTTGCCGTGGTCGAAGCAACGTTGATGTTGGCCGTTGCGTCAGGTGTGGGATTGAAAGGCTGGGTATTCATCGTGCTATCCCGTCAAAGGGAAAGGGGCGGAGCCGAAACCCCGCCCCACCCTGTTAGGCCCCCTGCGAGCCGTAAAGCGAACGGAAGTCCGACCAGCCGGTCGAATAACGCTCGTATGCCTTGTACTTCAGGTTGTCGGTGTCAAAGTCACCGTCCTGCTTGAACTCGGCTTCGGTACGCTGGAACAGCTTCAGGCCTTCCGGCGCGTTGGTCCGAATGAACCATGCATCGGCATCGCTGAAGTAGTGGTTGACCTTCACCCCGTTCGGGAAAGCCCCCATCGCCTTCAGCGCGTTGATAGCGTTGTTGGCGGTGTCGTTCTGCTGCACCGACTTGAGGATGCGGGCAGCTTCGAACTGGAGCTGGACCGGGATGTGCAACGACTGTGCCTGAAGCGAAATGCGCAGGCCACGGCTGTTCACCGCCTGACCGATCAGCACAACCATGTCTTCAAGCGCCGCTTCGGAAATATCCGCATCGGTGGTCAGCTTGTTGGCCTGGTTGCCCGAAAGGGTCGGGTGCGCAGTCGAGAGCAACGACACGCCGTCAGCGCCGGTATAGGAGCTGTTGAACGCGCGGTTGTACAGGTTTGCGACAACGTTTTCCTTGGTCTGACGCATCGAGAATGCCAGACTTCCGGTGCGCTGCATCCCGATCTTTTCGTACTGGTTGTCGTCGATGGCCTCGCGGGTAATGATGAACCCAAGCGAATAGGCGATGTGGGTGTAGCGGGAAGTGATCCCCTGTTCCATCGTGTCGTACACGGTGGCCGCACCCTGCGCCTTGATCGGGGCCAGACCGAAACCGGTCATTTCCTGATCTTCTTCGTAGGTCATATCCGACGAGAACACGTCAACAAGGTCAGCGTATTCCTTCGGGAACTCGGTGTAGTTAGCCCCCCAGCGCGCATTGAGTCCGGGCCAGAGGAGCTTGGCAATATTGCCAGTTGAAATGACAGACATTGGTCAAACCCTCCGTTAGACGCCAGCGATCTGGTTGACGTACTGATGACGGTTGATGCGCACGTAGAACTTGCTCGCATCAGCGCCGGTACCAACAGCCGTGCCCGGATCGTTATCCGCGCGGTTCGGCATGCCCACGATCTTGAGGTCGAGGGTGTTGGTGGTGGCTTCGGTGGAGTTGTCGAGCGTAACGCCCGAATACCCGGTGACAGTCGAGCCAGAACCGACCACGAAGTTGGCGTTCAGACCAACATCGTTTGCAGTCAGCGGAGTGCCGCCCGTAACCTGCTGGATTTCGAACACGGCGTTCGGATCGTCGCAGACCAGCAAGACGCGCTGGGTCGAGGCAGCGCGATAGACCAGGCTATCACGAGTGTCGGCCAGAACGCCCACAACCACACCGACGATGGTGTTACCGGTTGCCGCCTGAGCGACATCGGCAAAAACCTGACCGTTGATGAACTGCGACGTGCCGACCAGTTTGACCGGATCGCCCACGAAAATCGCGGTGCCATCCGATGCAGGGACGGAGTATTGGGTGACGCGGCCAGTGTAATTGGTACCGCTGAACAACCCTACGGGACGAAGCCCGTTCGGAGTATTAACATTGGCCATGATGGCACCTTTGCGTTCACGGGGAGCGCGTCAGGTGCCTTCAGACAACTTAGCGGTCCCGCTTGATTGAGCCTTCGCCATATTGTTCCGATGATGGACCAAGCTGGCCGGTGGTATCGACGCCGCGCGTAATCGCCTCGTCGATCTGCCTGTTTTGCGCTTCTTTCTCTGCCATACCGCCCGCAAATTCTTCTTCGGGCGTTTCCATGAGATAAGCGCGCAATGGCTCTCCGTTTGCCTTAGTGCCTACTAGGCGGGAGATGCGAGAACCGGCGTCCGTTGTCTTGATGGACTGGTCCGTGACAAAATCATACGCCAGTTCTTCCGCTTCTGCAATACGGTTTCCGCTATCATTCACCCAGCGGCGGACATAGCCCGCGCGGGTCGGTGCATCCAGTTTCAAGGCATGCCCCCCAACGCTGGCACGGCGGCGGCGCTTGGTCGGTGCTGCGGGTGCTTCGCCTGCTTCAATATCGCTGGCAATGGCATTCATCGGCGGACGCCCACGGCGCTTGTGTTCAACCTGTTCCATGTTCAAATCCCTTACCACTGGAAGTCCTTGACGTATTGTTCGCGAGTGAAGCCGGGGATGGTCTTTACAAAGCGATCGCATTGCCGCTTGGCGTCAGCGGGCAAATCCGCATAGCCCTTGGCCCCGCCCTTGGGTGACGGCCTGCCACCGCCCGGATTGGCCTGCGTTGGCTTGGCATCGGCGAACTTGCGTTCCGTGCGCTTGGCGAGTTCCGCCAGCCATGCCTTCTGTCCGCCCGGCCAGTTGTCAGCCAGCCCCATGAGGCTTGCTTGCAAGTCGGCGTATTTGGTCTTGGCCTCGTCGATGCCATACCAGCCAGTTTCTTCGACCCATTCGGCAAGTTCCTGGCGGCGGGTTTCCTGATCGTCCACATCGGGGGTTTCCGGCTTGCCTGCGTTGTAGTCCTTTTCGACTGCCCGCATGTCTTCTATTGCGCGCTTTGCGGCCTGCGTGTCACCCATTTCCACGGCTTCGGTGTGGCGGGCCTCAATATCGGCCAATGCCTGCTGATAGGCGCGCTGTTCGGTCTTGCTGTGGTATTCCTGAAACTGCTTCATCGTCCGCTTCATGTCGTCGATTTCGCGCTTCAGGGCGCTATTCTGCTTCTTGAGGAAGGGCATCACCTCGTCGGCGCGCTTCACAAAGGTTTCAGCGTCAACCCACTTGGATTCGTCGCCCTTGAACTCATCGCGCGGGGTCCAGCCGTGGTGACGGGCTTCAGCCTCGTAATCGCGCGGTGCATCGCTCTCAAGCGCATGATCGGCCAGTGCGCCAGCGGGAATTGCGTCCTGCGTGTCAATGGTTGCCTGTTCGGTCATGCTGCTTCCTCCAGTAGCGCCACAATGTCCTCGTCGTTCATGATGCGGTAGTCCTCGCCATCAGCACCCTTCCGCATGACGCCGCCGTATTTGGCGATCATGACCCTTTGGCCGGGCTGCGGCGGGGTGAATGCAGGGTGCATCTTTGCTTCGGCCCATGCGTTGACACCCACTGCGATCAATGTGGCGTCCACGGTGGCGTATTTCTCCTTTTCCACCGCATCAGGGATGATGATGATCCCGCCCTTGGTCACTTCCTCAACAGGGTCTGGCTTGACCAGCACCCGCATGTCGAGCGGTTCGATCCCGCTGCTATTCACCATTGTCTGCCTCCTCAACTCCATAGAACTTGCGAATGTCATCACATTCCAGTTCCGCCAGATCGCCCAATGTTTCAGCCTGGGATTGCTCCTTCGGCCCCAAGGGGTGCCCCTCCGCCCATTTCATCGCTAGCTGGTCCCGGTAGTCCTTCAGGAAGCCCCGGAATGCCTGCGTCAGTGGGTTGCTGATCCATTTCCGGAACGCCTCCGGGTCCGTCAGTTGGTTCGCCATTTCCTTGTTCCTTCATTTGCCCCGAAACACTGTCAGCAAGCGCAATTGCCTCGTTGAGCATGGCGTCAGCCTGCGCGGTGATGTTCGGGTCTTGCAGCTGCGTCCCCAGCGCGTAAGCGGCGGTTGCGGCCTCGATCAGTGTTTTCGCCGTGGTCGCATCCTTGGACCTGACTTCCGCTTCGGCCTTCATCGCTTCGGCCATCATCTTCGGGTCAGGCGGGGGCTGCGGCACTTCCATCAGCGCCGGAATATTGTCGATCCCCGCTGCTTCGAACTCGCGCTTCCTGATTTCGATCTGATTGACCAGCGGGTCGCCGTTGTGCTGGGCAAGGATTTGCGCCTTGGCCATCTTCACCCGGTCATTGATCGCACGCGGGTCCGATACCGGCACAATGTCCAGATCGCGGCCCTCAAAGTCCGCACGCCCCACGACCTGCGGGTTGTCGTCAAGCGCGAAATACTTCTCTTCATCGAGATAGTCGCGGTTCAGTCGGAACACGACCGACGCCTCCCATTTCAGAGCGCGGTGAATGCGCTGGTAGATCGCGGTGAAAACCTTCTGCCCCTGCTCGATCAGCGCCAGCGCCGTGGTCGGTGCGGTCTGCGTGTCCTGATTGCCTGAAAGAATATCCGATACGCTGGTGATCGCCTTCACCGCGTCGATCAGCATGCCGAGCAACTGGAACAGCACAGGCGACGGGCCGGGAAGCTGTAGCGGAAGAATGTTCTCCCGCAGCGGGCCGGACGTTATTCCCTCGACCCGCTTCCATTCGCCGGGCGTGAAGCGCATGTTGCCGGACTTGATCTTCGTCCCCGCGCCAAGGAAGCCGCCCTGCATGTTCGAAAGCGTGCCAGCGTCGATCAACTGGTTGATGATCGTGTTAACCGCTTTGCCTAGGTTGCCCGTCAGCGTGCCGAAGCCCATGTCATAGAACGAGCCGTCAGGGTTTGGGATGAAGCCGTATTTCGTGAAGTAGTCCTTGCGCTCGATCCGAACGACCTTGAGGCCCTGCCAATCAAGCTGTGCGCCCTGCTGTCCGGCCTGCATCACTTCCGCCAGCGCCATCGGCTGCGTCATGGGCGGGGCGAATACGAATATCCCGTCAGCGTCGTAACAAGCGACGATCCGCGCCACATGTCCGTCAGTGGTGCATGTGACCACGTAAGGCTCAGGCAGGCCATCGTCGTCCATGTCGATCAGGCGGCACTGCTCGTAGACCTCGACAAGGCTGTGCGGGTCGCTGCCATCATCGCCTTCATAGGTAATGTTTGCCCAAATGCCCGAACGGATGAACGCTTCGATCTCGTGCGGGTAATACCGCAGCCGGTGCGTGTAGCGCGGGGCTTTCTCAAGGCTGACGGTGTTGTAGTGGACGATGAAGTCCTTGGCCTGAATGGTCTCGCTGTTGACCTGGTTGCGCAGCGGGTCGAGCCATGTCTTGCGGAACACGCAGCCGACAATCGGGAGTTGCAGCAACAGCCGGTCGGTGTCTTCTTCCCAGCCGGGAATGTCGTAAAGGAACTGCCAGTTCATGAACGCGGCAACGCGGTCGGCGCGGTCACGCTTCTGCCCTTCAGGGTCCGCCCCCATGACGCGGGCCTTGACCACGTTCGTCCCGTCGATGATCGCAGGATAAGCACGGGCCTGAAACTGCACCGCCGCTTCGGTCAGCAGCGGGTAAATGACGTTAGAGGCATTTGGCCAAGGGAAGGTCTTGGGCTTCGATTCCTGCATGGCCCATGACATCGCCTGATCGTAGCGCTCATGGTAATCATGGCAGCTTTCAAGGTCGATCTGGTATTCCTGCACGGCTTCGGTGCCGATCCGGCCAACATCGTGCTGGACGAACCGACCAACGGCCTGGACGTGCTCGCCACACGAGGCCTGCGCGACGCCCTGCGCCATCTGCGCTCCCCGGCCGGCGGCAGCAAGTGCATCGTGTTCTCCAGCCACATCATGCAGGAGGTGGCTGCGCTGTGCGATCGCATCGTGGTGATCGCGCGCGGCCGCGTCGTGGCCGACGGCAGCGCCGAGGCGCTGCGCGCGCAGACCGGCGAGGCCAATCTCGAAGACGCCTTCGTCAAGATCATCGGCACGGAAGAGGGGCTGGCCGCATGAAAGCCATGTTCGTAGTGTTCCTGAAGGAAGTGCTGGAGAACCTGCGCGACCGCCGCACGGTGACCAATGCCCTGGTGATGGGGCCGCTGCTCGGCCCGCTGCTGTTCACCGGGCTGACCTCGGTGATGATCCAGCGCGAGCTGGACAAGGGCGAGAAGCCGCTGGAAGTGCCGCTGATCGGCAGCGAGAACGCGCCCAATCTGGTGGAGTTCCTGAAGCAGCACGGCGTGCGGCCCAAGCCGCCGATCGAGGCGCCAGAGGAGAAGATCCGCAGCCAGGATGCCGAGCTGGCCCTGCGCATTCCGGCCGGCTACGGCGAGGCCTGGCGCCGCGGCGAGCCGGCCCAGGTGGAGCTGCTGTTCGATGCCTCGCAGCGCGAAAGCAGGGCCACGGTGGAGCGCCTGCGCGGCCTGCTGGAAAGCTACGGCCGCCAGACGGGCGCGCTGCGCCTGGCCATGACCGGTTTTTCGCTCTCCCGCTGGCTCGGCATCCTGATCAAGGAGTTCATCCAGCTCAAGCGCGACCGCCTCGCGCAGCTCACCGGGCACGCCAACTTCCGCTTCATCGAGGCCGATCTGGCTAACCTGGCGGCAGTGCAGGGCGCCATCGGCGACTGGCAGCCGCAGCGCGTGCTGCACCTGGCCGCCCAGCCCGGCGTGCGCTACTCGATCGACCATCCGCACACCTACGCCCAGGCCAACCTGGTCGCCTTCCTGAACGTGCTGGAGCTCTGCCGCGGCTGGCAGGTCGAGCACCTGGCCTATGCCAGCAGCTCCAGCGTCTACGGCGCCAACGCCAGACTGCCGTTCAGCGAGGACCATCCGGTCGACCATCCGGTCAGCCTCTACGCCGCGTCCAAGAAGGCCAACGAGCTGATGGCGCACACCTACAGCCACCTGTATGGCATCCCGACCAGCGGCCTGCGCTTCTTCACCGTCTACGGTCC